GTGTATCGAACACAACCCAGGAGATTGCAGTGGACATGACCGAAGTGGACAAGCTGGGCAGCGTCGCTGCCCCGAAGAAGCAGAAGCAAAAGATCGGCAAGACCGTCGCGAACGTCGACGGCGTGCGCGCGTACGAAACCGCGAAGGGCATGCGCTTCCAGGCGCAGGTCCGCGTCAAGGGCCGCGCCCCGATCAGCAAGTCGTTCTTCACCCGCGAAGAGGCCCTCGCCTGGAAACGGGCCGAAGAGCAGGCGACGCCCGAGGTCGGCGCGAAGAAGACGCCCGGCACGATGACGATGCGGCAGTTGTTCGCGCACTACGTCGAGAAGTACGACAGCACCGGCAACCCGCTCTCGGAGAGCCAGCAGTTCATGTTCAAGCGGCTCGCGAAGCACCCCGTGCTCGAGAACGTGCTGGTGTCGGAGATGCAGTTCAAGCAAGCGGAAGCCTACTGCCGCAGCCGGAAGATGGTGGACGGCGTGCACCCCTCGACGATCACGGCTGAGTTCTGCAGGATCGCCCTGGCGCTGCGCAAGGTCGGCAAGTGGGAGCAGTGGGGCAAGCAGCATGTGCCCTTCGACCCGCTCGCTGGTGCGATGACCGAACTGAAGGAGATGAACCTCATCGCCGAGAGCAACAAGCGCGACCGTCGCCCGAGCGCGAAGGAACTGGACGCGATCCTCGCGTACTTCAGGAACGAGTCGAAGGACGTCGAGCGCGCCATCTCAGGCGAGCGGATGGCCGACATCATCGAGTTCGCAGCGCTGAACGCGTTCAGGCGCGGCGAGATAACCCGCCTGCAGTGGAGCGCGGTGAAGGGCCAGATCGGCATCGCGTGCGAACGCAAAGACCCCTCGAGCCCGACCGGCAGGCGCGCCACCTTGACCCCGGTGATGCCGCTCGCGATGGCGATCATCCTGCGCCAGCCGCGCGTCGAGGGCGAGGATCGCATCTTCCCCTTCAACCCCGACTCGCTCGGCCAGCGCTTCGCCGACGCGTGCGACGCGCTCCAGATCGAAGACCTGCGCTTCCACGATCTGCGCCACGAAGCCGCGTCGACGCTGTCCTCGAAGCTGGGCATGGCAGAGGCGATGCAGGTCACCGGGCACAAGACCACCAGGAGTTTCCTGCGCTACGTGAACCTGGAAGAAGAGACCGCGCGCATCGCGGCGAAGATGGCCTCGATCACACTGAAGACCGCCGTCACCGCGTAGCACACGCGGCCCCTCGAAGCCGGAGCCTCACCGCTCCGGCTTTTTTTTGCCCATCTCTTTCGCGGCCTCGTCGTCCTTCGCGTCCAGGTAGTCGGCCACCGCCTCGTAGCTCGCGAAGCGGCGCTTGCCCTCCTTGTACGTGCGGATCGGTAGCTCGTTCGTCCCGATCAGGTTGTAGATCGTGTGCGGGGTGACGTCGAGGATTTCCGCCAACTGGTCCATGGTCACCCGCATGCCGTACTTGTCGACGATCATCGAGCGCGTCGTGAGCTTCATCCGATGCGCTCCCGAGCGGCCTCGATGTGCTCCTGGGCGATGACGGCCTCATCCTCGTCGGTGATGTGCAGCGCGACGTTCGTGGCCCGCTCGAGGTCTTCCTTCGACGCCGCCGCCTTGGCGAAGCGCACGACCTCCCGCAAGGCGTCCGACACCGGCTCGGGGGCGGGGGTGGGCTGGGGCGTTTCCTCCTGCTTGCTGCGGGCCTGCAAGCGCTGGCGCACTGCGGCGCTCCCCTTGGGGGCCGGGACCGGGTCCGGCGGGCTCACAGGCTCACCTGGTGAGCCTGCGGCCCCTTCCTTGGCGTCCTGGGCAAACCAGTCCCCCGGGGTGGAGATGCCGTCCCGGAGGCTGGTGAATATCTTGCCTAGCTGGGCCATCATCCCGGGGGTGATCGCCTCCAGGCGGCGCTGCAGGCGCTTCTCGATCTGGCCCTTGGTCACACCGAAGTCGGCGAACTGGGTGAGCATGGTCTGCAGCCGCTCGGGCGTCACCTCGAGCTTGGTGACCAGGGTCTTCTCGCACTGCTTGACCGCCGCCTCGACGACGTCGCCCGGGACCACGCGCAGCACGCACGCTCGCAGCCGACGGCTCGCGGCGTTCGCGACGTGCTCGTAGATGTCGCGCGGGTCGTGCAGCGTCTTGCGACTCCCGCCAGCCTGGCGCTCGTGCACCACGTCGAAGACCATCTGGCAGCGCGTGCCGGTCTGCATGTCCCAGGCGAAGGCCTGCACCTTGGTCGCGCCGGGCCGCTCCTCGAGCACGCGCCAGCCGAAGTCGAGGTGTCCCCAGTACTGCGCGATGCACTCCGCGAGCCGGATCGACGGGCCCCGGATGTCGGTACCGCCGCGCGCGTACTCGTAGAGCGCGCCCTCGGCCAGGCTCGGGCGCGTGCAGGCTTGCAGGATGCGATCCATCACCGCCATCTCATCGCGCGGGAAGCGCCGCGCCATCACCATCGCGGTCTGCACCTCGGCGGTCTCGCGCGCCGATCCGGTGACGGCTGCGAGTTCACCGCCGCCTGGGTGTGCCGCGACCGGCGCGTTCGCGAATGGGTTCGTGACCTGTGTCTGCTCGTTCATGATGCCTCCGTCAGTGCGGCCACGCTCTCACGCGGCAGTGGTTGAAAACTGGAGCGCCCCTGTTGGAATATCTCGCGAGCTAGCTGCAACTGCTCGGCCTTCAGGAACTTGCCCGCGATGTTCGCAAGCTCGGAGGCCGTCTTCAATTCCACCGTGCCGCCGCGAACTTCCTCGTACAAGGTGCTCATGTCTTGCTTGATGTCGTTCAGTGTTTTCATCTCGTCATCTCCTTAAAAGTAGTCGCTGCACGCGCAGAGTCGCGCGTTTTGCTTCGATCAATTCGCCGGGGATTGCGTCGCGCGGAAGTCCGTTCCTCGCGAGCATACCCCGCACGATATTGTCCGTAAGTTTTTGGCTTTGGTCGCGCGAGTAAGCCTTGATGTACTCGCAGTTTTCCAAGCGCCAACGGCGCATCCGTTCAAGCACTCGCTCGCGGTTCCTCAAGTAAAAAGAGCGGCGCTGTTTAAGCACTCGCTCGCGGTTTTTCTCGCGCCACCTCTTGGCCCAATTCCGTTTCTGTTTGCGAGTGCCCTCAAGATTCTTATAGTAAGAAGCGCGTTTGCGTTCTCGCTCTGGTGCAGGGTTCTTCCGGTATCTCGCGCGATGAAGTGCCCGCTCTCGCTCGGGGTTCTTCGAGTACCTAGCTCGCGCGGCTGCCAGTAGGCGTACGCGGTTCTTTAGACGCCAAGCGCGTTGCCACGCTCGACTCCGTTCGGGATCACTGTGCGGCATCCCGTTCCCCTCGCCTCGCCATGCCTCGCCATGCCTCGCCTAGCCGCGCCACACCTTGCCGTGCCGCACCTCGCCTCACCCGGTTTCTTTCAGCCGAGAAAATCTCGAATCAATGTAGGTCGACGGCCCGACGGAGTACGCCTTGCGGGCGACCTGCTTGCGCGTGAGTTGCATCTCACTCTCGGCGAAGACCAGACGCGCACCGTTGCCCAAACGATGGAGCAGGTGGGCCTTGCAATTCTCGGCGACTGCCTCGTAGCTTTTCGCGCGCTCGGACGCCGACACGAAGGTCTGCTGGTACAACGTGTCCTCTGCGTTCGCGATCACCGTCGAGCCGTCGCTGCCGCTGAATAGGCGCTGCATGATCGGAACCGAGTCGATGTCCCACTCGGGCGGCGGCGCGGTGTTGGTCTCGACGAGCTTCCAGAATTCGCGCTCGCCGTCGACGATCATCTCCTGCAGATCGAGGTCGGCGGGCACCTCGTACACGCGGAAGTCGTTGCCGCCGATCAGCACCGCGATGTCGGCGACCTCGAGGCCGGTGACCGCGAGGTAGTGCTGCACCTGGATCAGATAGTGATGCGGCACCTCGTCGCTGCCGCTGCGGCCCCAGCCGTCAGCCGTGCGCGCGGTCTTCGCCTCGAAGATGCGCTGGTCATCGGTGACGCCGTCGACGTGCGCGAGCATGAATGAGTGCTTGGGATGTCGCAGCGTGCCCTCGGGCAGGCGCACGACGCGCCCGGTCATCGTCGCGTACTCCTGGCGGATCACCGGCTCGAGCAGGTGGCCCCAGCGAAACGCGGCGAGGGTCGAGGCGCTCGGCTCGGGGCGTTCGCGCTTCTCGAGGAACAACGCGAGCGGTGTCTTGTACGGCGACAACGCCAGCGCGGGTGCTGCATCTGAACCGCCGATGCCGGTGTGGCGCTCGGCCAACTGCTCTTCTGACAAGCTCATCTACGCCTCCTGGAGTGAGGCGCAACACCGATGCCCTGTCGCGACGGTGCGGCGCGATGTAGTACGGTTTAAGATAAAGCCGGAGCGATTAGCCTACTCGTTGACATGCGCTAATGCAAGAGGCCCC